GCCTGCAGATGGATGTACCTAGCTTAAAAGCAAGGACAACATCTACAAAGTAAAAGGTTGCTCTCGCTCTTAATGAGCTATCCCTTGTGGGACCCACGCAAATTTAAGTACGGGTCTTGCGAAACCCCCTGATCCTACTTTAGGATCAAGCAGATCGAGATACCGCCGCTGGAGTAATCCAGGACGGTCCTCATCCCATTCCTCTTTGAATAGACTGTCGTTGTGAGGCTTACTGCTCTGTGAAGAGTTAGTGAGCCAATCAAAGTACAAGTCATACTCAGAGATTTTTGGAGTCTGCTTCTTTGATTGAGCGGTTAAACATCTAACTTCATAGCGCTGCAACAACTTGTTGTAGCGTCTTCGTAAGAAGGCATCATTACCAGCCAACCTATCAGTATAAAATACTAGTGGTTGTGGTTTATGACGCTGTGAAGTAGGTGCTCGACGGATAATGGTTTTATGCAGCGATTCTTGTCGCTGAACTAGGCCATGTGCGTCGAAGGCCGGATAGCGTTCACTAATTAAATTAGCGAATGCCACAGTCTCAACAAAGCCAGATGAGGTATACTTGATATAATCTATTGGTACACCCTTATAATAGTCACCACCACAAGACTCTCTAAAGAATCCTGCGACGAGTGATTTATTAAGGTTAACTTTTAGACCATAATTTTCAAGTGTCGACATAACTAGGTCCGCCTTTTCAGTCGGAACTATAATGTCGTCCCCATATACCCAGACCTCTGATGTCACGGTCTTACATATACCATAGAAGATTAACGCCTCAACGGGAAAGCATAAAGCTGAACCCATTGGTGCGAACTTCCTTAGGCGATGTAAGGTGCCTTTGACATCGGCAACATCTGATCTCGTTGCTTCCAAAGCAACGACCCAATCTCTTGGGAATACTCTTTTTACGAGATCCCAACTGACCAAATCGCTAGCATCTTTCATGTCTATAGTGGCGTAAGCCCTAGTGACAGAAGATGTCTGTGCGATCCTACGGTTGACCGTCTGATCTGTGAAGTTTATGAAGCCCTTAGCGGGCGACACGCTCTCTATATGATCATACAATTGTTGCATGAGACCTTTTTGAACAAACATACGTTCATGGGGTTCCATGCATATTGTACGAGGACCACGTGAGTCTTTAGGGACCCATGTGACCTTAGCCGGTGGATTGGTGATTACAAGCGAATTATTCGCGTACCACGCACGTGCGTGATATTCATCAGCAAAGAAATAATGTGCGTAGTGTTCCCATAGTTTTGGGATATACCGTCGCACCTCTCTTTTCTGTATGTTTGTAAAAGAATCAGCTGTTGCACCATTACTGTGGTGACACCGCACATCAAAAGGATCAGTCCCATCTAAGATGGTATGAATCTGATGATGCACGGCGCACGTCAAGAGAGGCCAACCTGCGTTTTTAAGCGCAGGATTGTCAATCTTAACGTCCATGTCACGCTCTATAAACTGCTTCGAGGCCAACTCCTCACCTTCCGGTGTAAGAGGGGTCTCGAGTTTATAGAACAGTAAGGTCAACTGTCTAACAGTCCGAAGACTAGTTGGATCGTCGAGAACGTACCCATCCTTATCGAACACTAAACTAAAATGTTCGTAAAGGAACTGTGGTAATTGAGTGGATCCCATACGTTTAAACGTGGTGGGGCACTCAAAGCGTCCTGTAGATATACCAGCTTCTACCGCTTTGCCTAGACTAGGCATCGTGATAGTTAGGAATGTCAGACCCTCGGCCAATCTCCTACGAAAAGTAGTGATTGAGCGAGGCGAGACATCGAGGTGTTCTGCAATCTCGACCCAAAGGATCGATAGGCTTTTCAAGTCAATCATAAAAATATCCTTTCCAGACCTATATAATCAGCAGACATCATTTAAAACTCAATGTCTTTTCCTCATCCTATGTGTAAAACCAACATAGGAATAACACCATTAGCTGCGAAGCTAAAATGATGTATAAATTAGAGAGCATTACGACTCTCTATTGAGGAATTTGGCCAAAAGCGTTGCATTAGAAAGAAACGATTGCAATACTGCAATCTGCTCTTCAATCTTCGCTTCAAGTCCAGTTACACCCGATTTTGGGTTATATTGGAGTTTGATCATGGCCTTGATGTGTTCGGTGTTAATGCCACTTGTTGAACAAGTGATATTTTCACCAGCATCAGCAATAACGACTGAAGATACTCTACCATCATTAAGTGTCTCGTGAGAGACAGTAACGATATGTGGAGCTTCTATAGGCTGGGCACCATTTGAGCGCACTGCGCTTGTTGGTCCTTGCTTAATTAAGTCATAAGTTGCTGTATTGAGTGTGATGCTGTCTGCGATCATAGGAAAGTCCTTGCGATTTTGTTGCATACGTAGGATGCTAATCCAAACGATGCGATGAGAAAGTTGATAAATCAACGCCGCTGTGCAGTGACGGCCGCAATATACGACCACCTCTGCCCTGTCAGCTCCGGGTCAAAATTAACTCCTTCAGCTTCGTATCGAAGCAAGGAGGTACCCGGGATAGGCTGACGTATGTACCTGGAGTAATCCCAGAAGGTCTGTGCTGATGATGCGCCACGAATAGTGGCTTCAATCATTCCAGTACATTCGATCTTATGAGATATACCTGCTCCAAGTATTTCCACATTAAAGAGGCGATCCGAGTAAGCGTACCCATCGATAGCATCTTGCAAATGCAAGAAGTAATCAATGAGCCACGAGAACGGGATAGCCTCCCAAACAACACCTGCGAGGTTATCTAAACCCCATGCACGGCTCTTAATCTTGAGCCTAGCTGATGCAGGTATATGCTTTGGTCTATAGTAGAGCGAAGCTTTACTAACGACCTTAATGCGGCTCACTCCAACGGCTGTAAAAGTCTGGTATCCTTCTTCAAGGATAGGACTTTGATTAGCCCCGTGGAGTGAATGGTAATAGCTCTCTTTCTCAATCCTATGATCATCCTCAGAAGAGGTGATCGTTCGGTGCGAGTTTCGAACTGTACCATTTGCTGCCATCTCGTTCCATTTGTCGATTAAATCGTCAAGTGAATCGATAAGCGTCAGCATTGAGGATATATCAGAAATAAGTGGTTTGAGCCCAAAATTGTAGCTCAACCAATTATCGGACACACTCTCAATTGGAGAGTGTAATCCAGTAACTGATGCTAACCTCTTGAGTTCCCCTAACTCAGCTATAAAGTTGAGTATACTAACCTTGGCACCAGACTCATTAAAGACGTCTGGTAACATGGAATGTAATAGAGGAACCGCCTGATCAGGATCATCAGACGTGGGCAAAACAACTCCAGCACTAGCAAACCAGCTAGTAGGACTTCCTATCATTCTGATATGGAAGTCATATGTACTACCTTGTACATATGAGTGCCTTGCCCTGGGAAGATCTGGTATGTGTAAATTGTGTACGATAGGAGCCCCATAAGATATGGACTCCTTAACATGATCAACAAAGTTGAACCTGTTTTTACCGGCACAATTCACAGCATCTGACACAGATGTATCAGAGCTTCTACATGACGTGATCTTCTCATATTCAGAAATTAACGTTCCATTGTAATCAGCACCTCGCTGATCGTAGTGGAAACGAGGGACTCCATTGAGTGTGTACCACGCAAAGTCGCGTGACTGTGCGGGAATAAAGAGAGGAGTTTCCTCTACTCGTTCCTGGGTCATTAACCCATAGGTAATTTCACTCATTGTAAATCCTTCCTGAATATAGATCGGTATGCTTTCGCACAGTGCCTTACGGCACGATCAACCCTTTCGGGT